GGTAACCACAGAGATTGCGTGCACGTCGTTAGCGGCCAAGAACTTTCCGTACGCTTGCAGGCCCAGCTTGCTGTCCTTTGCGTCACCAAATACGCTGGTGGCTGGAAGCTGCAGTTGGTACACCTCTTTCTTTTCAATGTCTCCATCGAGCATCACAGCAACGCGCTGGGAGTAGCGGCAGGCGCGGGATTCCCCTTGACCGGAGCCCTTGATGTTATTGGGACATGTGCCGCACTTGTCGCTCTGGCGTTGGTCTTCTGGCACTGAGGTATCCGGTGTCTGGGCATTTGATGACCAGCACGTAGGAGGAACTGCTTGTGCTTTCGAGTCGTACGCACCTTGGTAGTACTGGCGTGACACCGGTGCAGCATTAACTAGAATGACATCCAGTACGCGGTCTTCACTAACATGAATCTCTTCACCGTTGACCACCTGCCGAAACGCCTTGCCCTTGATGGATATACGGCGCCCGCCAGTGGGGCCACTGCTGCCCGCTAGGGTCTTGGTTATGCTGTCTTCAAACCCAGCGGGCATCGCTGGTAGTTTGAACTTCTTACCTTCAAACAAAGTCATGTTGCTCATGCTAACCTCTGTATTTTTAGTTTGGTGTTATAAATCTAGTTCAAGTTGCTTTCGCGCTTCGGCGTTATCGGCGCTCAAATGATCTCGCACCTTATCGTAATCAAACCTGTATGTTGTTCTGGTGTCGCCAGCGACGGCGATGTACGAGCTTCTAGGTATTTTCCCGCTCTCCATCCAGTTTCTAACGGTGATGGTAGATACCTGTAAGCGGTCAGCCAGCTCACCTATTCTGATAAGGTTGGCGCTATCCATTATTTTCTCCGAATGCTTATCTGGTATTTCGTTTCCGTGTTCATGCCCGGGGGCAGGACGTCGGGGTTATCTTCCAAAAACTGCTTCACGTTCCCTTGATGCAGTCGCTTTTCAAGCAGGTCGGGCACTTTGTGCTCGAGGACAAACTCGTGCATCGACGCCCAGTCGTTTGTCCAGTAGTTGGTCGTAGTGGTGCGGTAGAACAACCCGGCCTTCGTGCGGGCCCCCTCAACCCCGTGCTCCCTGCAGTAATCAAGTAGCGCACCCTTTACCAACGCCATCTTATCTGTGATATCTTTCGCCTTCTCTTTGTACTCGTTCGTTATCTCGTCGTTCTTTTCTTTCATCTTGATGTAGACCCGCACCAGCTTTGTAAGTTTGGGGTCCTCCGTCTCAACTGCTTTCTCAGTAGCCATATCGTCCCCGACGCTTAGTGTTTAGAGAACTTTACTATCCTTATTTATACTACGCAAGTACTTTTTTATATAAATCTATCATTTCTGAATGCACGTTGACTTTTGTTTCCAGCATAGAAAAAACGTGTGCCTCTGCTTCCGAGCCTTGTAGCTGCACTACGGTGCACTTATTTTTCTGACCCGCACGGTGCACCCGGGCGTTTGCCTGCTCGTATATTTCCACCGATGACGTCGGCCCCCACCACACAACTGTATCCGCTGCAGTGAGTGTTACTCCATGCGCCGCCGCTTGCGGCTGTATCACCAGCACGCGAGGGCTGTCCGTCGTTTGAAAGCGTTGGAATATGTCCGTGCGGTTGGACGCACTAACATCGCCGTTGATAATTTCGGCGGTAACGCCGTCGCTGTTCAGCCGGGAAGTCAGCACCTCGATGACGCTGCGGAAGGGGGCAAAGATCAGCACCTTGTTTTCCGTCTCGTTAATAACTTCCATGAGCACGTTGTAGCGGCTGGTAATATCAAACTCCACGGTCTCCCCATCTTCACTGTACACAGCCCCTGCCGAAATCTGCAGCAACTTGCCGAGCTTCACCGCTGCGTTCGCCGCGCTTATATGCTCCCCTGCGGCTTCGATCACCATCTTCTGCTTCATAATGTTGTAGTACTTAGTTTGCTGCGCGGTTAACTCAACCCTGCGCTTAACGGTAACCATGTCCGGTAAGTCCATGCACTCTGCTTTTGTAAACCGTATCGCCGGTTGCAGGGCAGCGTGCACAATCTGTTTAGAGTCGGGCCGGGGTATGTACTTGAACTGAGTCAGCTTGTACATGACCAGATCGCGGAACCCTGTGAAATACTTAGGCACGCCGCTGGGGTTCACCAACTTCGCTAGGCCATATGCGTCTTCCGGGGACTGCGCTGCCGGGGTGCCAGTCATCATCCACAACCACGTGTCGGGCCCCACCAACTGTTTGAGTGCTTTCCATCTTTTTGTCTGCACGTTCTTCAGGTACGTCGCTTCATCGCAGATTATTAAGTCGAATCGGCCGTACTTGAGGTCTTCCAGAGAGTTAACCACGGTGTCGTAGTTGGTCACTACAAACTCCGCGTCGCCCTCTATCACAGCTTTACGCTTGGCGGCGTTGCCGTGGGCGATGTCCACCTTGCGGTGCATGACGGTTTTAAAGAAGTCTGATCGCCACGCCACATCCATGATAGACAGTGGGCACACCACCAACACGCGCTGAATAACTCCGGCCGTTATCAAATAGTCCGCTGCCCACGCCGCTGCCGCCGTCTTACCCGAACCCTGCTGGGAAAAGCAGAACGCTCGTCTGTGCAGTGTCAGAAACTCCGCCGTGGTGCGCTGGTGCGCGAACGGGGTGTACAGTCCGGGCCAGCTGTATGCACGGTTAATGGGCGATGGGACTTTCTTGACGCCGATGTTTTTAAGCACCTGCATCTCTTCCAGTCCCCAGTTTACTGCGACTCGCCCATCCGGTAGTTGTTTGCTTTTTGGTATTGTGTTGAGTATCTGCTGCGGATTGCGTACTCGCAGCAGCACAGCCTTGTTGTCATAAATCTGCATCGTTACCCTTAGTTCTTCGGTTTGTGCCCATTGCGGCTACGGTTCGTGCTGGCCGATTCAATTTTGTAGCCGTCGGCGTTGCTCCCCCCGTTCTTCATCATCTTGTTGTGGGACACGTCCTTGCCCTCACGCTTGTCCGCCGTGCCGTTGTTGTTCTTGTCCGCACCGGTCTTGTCAACCGCGCGCCGTGCACGCTGGCGCTCCATGCGGTCCCCGTGTTCTCCACGGGCTTTGGCGGTCTTGGCTTCTTGCTTGTAGTCACGCACATAGTTCTTACCGCTTGGCATCACATGTTCCTCCCGTTATGAGGGCAGCTCAGTACTACGCAGTACTTTTTACACAGCCCTGATGTTTTGGGGTTCCACACCCCGGATTCTATCGCCGTTAATATCCGTCCGTACCGCTTCAACCATTTCGCCCACAGCCCCGGTGCATCACTGCGCTGGTACTTCTTGCGGATGAACGCTTTTGCTATCACAAAGAACAACGCCGCATCGACTTCTTCGACGTCTGGGAAGTGCTTGAACGTCGCCAACGCCATCAGCTCTAACTGGTCAGTGTCTGCGTACTTGGCACTCTTGCCCGCTTTATAGTCGAGCACCTTTGCCTTTGTCCCGTTGATGATACTGAGGTCGGCTATGCCGCGCCACCACACCTTGGGGTCGTCCATGTCGCACGCCTCGAGGTCTTCGGTGAGGCCCATTTTGTACTCGCACAGCTTCTCACCCGGCAGCGCCTTGAGCTTGTCCAACGCCTTCTTGGCAAACCAGAACTGCTTCGGTAGCTCCGCTTGGTCGGACACGTAAAACTCCGCCGCCTCGTGAAACTGCTCACCGTACAACGCCGCGTCGTTCTGCTCGTCCTTAACGTCCTTCTTGATCTTGAGGTGGTAGTACTTCCTCGGGCACTGTTCAAACAACTTAATTGCGCTGAACGACCACGTTGGGTTTTTCACTTAGCGTCTCCGTAGGTGTCGGCAATATCGCCTTCGGACCATGTTATCAGCTGCGGCCACCAGACTGGAGGTGTTCTCATAATGCGCTGCACCGTGTCCAGTACGTGCTGCGCTTGGTCTTCATGCACCACATACACCAGCTCGTCGTGCACCATCAGGCTGGGACGTACCTTCAACTCTTTGTACACCGCGAACGCGTTCTCGGCGATGATGTCTCTGGCCAGCGCCTGCACGATGTTCTCGTCGATCTTCCCGGCGTATATCCGCGCCCGGTTGCGCCCAGTGCCGTACCACCACTCGTCTCGGCCATTCCCTCCCTCTTCTATATGAAGCGCCGGGTAGCGTATGTGGCGACCGCTCGGCAGTACCAGTGCGTTCTGCGTAGTAGTCACCAGCCCCCAAG